CTCGCCGACGAGGACGACCGCGACCTGCTGGAGCGCGTCACCGGCCAGCGCAGCAGCGCCAGCCTGTCCGAGCCGCAGCGCGTGGCCGTGATCGCCGCCATGCAGGAGCTGGGGTTCGTCACAGCGCGCAAGACCCGTGGCCTGAAACCGCACCAGGAGAAATGTGCCGCCCTTTGGGGTGCGCTGTCCAGGGCTGGCAAGATCGAAGACGGCTCACTTGCCGCTCTCAGCGCGTTCGTGCGCCGGCAGGCCGGCGTGCAGCGCATCGAGTGGCTGACGGCCGGGCAGGCGCCCAAGGTGATCGAGGCACTGAAGGCCATGCTGGCGCGAGGCAGCAAATGAGCCGCCTGCCGGGAGTGCTGGCGGAGGTTCAGGAGGCCGTGGCCGAGGCGCTGGGCGACCCAGCCGCTGGCGAGCGTGCGGCACTGGCGCTTGCGCGGGCGCGGGGCGGGCGCCGCGCTTTCATCCCGGTGCGCGCACGCGACGACCACTGGATTGTACAGGCACTCGGTCGGCCCGCGGCCGAAGCCGTCATGCGGCACTTCCGCGGCGGCAGCGCCGGGGCGGAACTTGACATCCCGCTAGGCCCCGTGGGCACTTACAAACAGCAGCGCGCCGAGCGCGCCCGCGCGATGGACCAGGCGCTGAAGGCCGGGCTGTCTGCCAACGAGGCAGCCGCCCAGGTGGGCGTTACCCGCCGCAGTGTCTACAAGGCCCGCGAGCGGCTGGGCAGCAGCGGCAAGGGCGCGCAGCGCGATCTCTTCGGCGACGACGACGCGGCCTGAACCAGCTTGCGGGTGACGCGCATCACCGTCCCGCATCCGAGGTCACTCTGGCACCAAAGGCTCACGACCAGCGCCGACGCGCCCCGGAGCCCATCATGGCCGAACCCAAGCCCAACACCTTTACGAACGCATCCCGGGCCAAGCTCAAGGGCGTGCACCCGGACCTCGTGCGGGTGATGGAGCGCGCGCTGCCGCTGATGCCGGCGGGGATGACGTTCACGATCACCGAGGGCGTGCGCACCCTGTCGCGGCAGCGGGCGCTGCTGAAAGCCGGCGCGTCGCGCACCCTCAAATCCCGCCACCTGACCGGCCATGCGGTGGACATCGCCGTGTTCGTGAACGGTCGGCTCTCGTGGGAATTCCCGGTCTATCTGACGGCCGCCGGCTTCATCAAGCAGGCCGCGCGCGAGCTCGGCGTACGCATAGAGTGGGGAGGCGACTGGCCGTCATTCCGCGACGGCCCGCACTTCCAGCTGCCATGGACGGTCATCGACAACCCCGCCTTCCCTTTGGTCCGCGCCACGCCGCCCGCCCCGGTACAGCCGGTGGAGGAGGAGCTGGCGCTGGTGCCGGGCTCCGTTGGTCCCCGCGTGCGGCAGCTGCAGGAGGTGCTTGGCTCCATCGGCTACGTTGTGGCGGTGGACGGCGATTACGGCCCGCGCACCGCCGATGCCGTGCGTATGGCGCAGGGCGAGGTGACCCGCCCCAAGACGGGCATCGCCACGGCAGCCGATGTGGCGGCCTTTCGCAAGCTGGCGGCCGCCAAGGCCCGCGAAGCAAAGAAGGCTGCCTGAGATGCTGACCACCCTGTGGATCACGCTCAAGAACCTGCTCAGCGGGAAGTGGCGCCTGTGACGGCCCCGCTCGATGCCCAGACCTTCGAGGCGGCGCTTCAGGCATTGGTGGACCGCGCGATCCGCGACGGGGTGCCGGCCGATGACATCACCACCGCCCTCGAATGCCAGACCATGGCGATCGTGGACATGCCCGACGACGACTGAGGAGACAGACATGGAACCCATCGACACCAAGCCCTGGTACGCGTCCCGCGCCGTCATCGGTGGCGTGCTGGCAGTGGCGGCCGGCATCGCCGGCATGCTCGGCTACACCATCAGCCCGGCCGATCAGGCCAGTATCATCGATCTGGTCGCCGGCCTCGCGGCCTCCGTCGGCGGCGTGCTGGCCGTTATCGGCCGCGTGGCCGCCACCCGCCGGATCGGCTGATGGGCTGGCTGGCGCTGGCCGGCGCGCTCGTGCAGCTGGCGCTTGCCCTGCTGCGCCGCGCGCCCGCCGACGCCAATCGCACCGTCATCGAACAGGAACTGCGAGGGGCGCTCGATGCCATCACCGATGCCCAGACTGCCCGCCGCGCTGTGCGCGATCGCCATGCTCGCGATCCTGCCAGCCTGCGCGACGACGACGGGTTCCGGCGCGACTGACGGCGGCCAGGCTGACGTTCGCGTGGCCTGCGCCGCCTTCGAGCCCATCCGCTGGAGCCGGTCGGACACGGACGAAACCGTCCAGCAGGTCAAGGAGCACAACGCGGCATGGACCGCGCTGTGCCGCCGCACTCCTCCTCCCGAGGGGCCAACTGCCGGCCGGGGCTGACCCCGGCCGGTCCTTTTCCAGAGGATCATGATGGTGCTTGCCGAAATCAAAGACTGGCTGGGGGTGCTCAGCGCCGCGGGTGTCATCGCGAGCTTCGTGATGATGAACTGGCTTCGGGCGCAGTTCGTCACCACGGATCAGGCTCGCGAGCACGGCCGCAAGATCGAGGCGCTGGAGGATCGGATCAGCCGGATCGAGGGCGAGGTCGGCCACCTGCCGGATCAGGGCTCGATGCACCGCATGGAGCTGGCCCTGACCGCCATGAAGGGCGACCTGAACGTGATGACCGAGCGCATGAAGGCGGTCGCCGCCACGGGCGAGCGGCTGCAGGAATATCTGGTCGACCAGGCGGGGCGCAAATGATGGACCGGATCATCCGCGAGGAAGCCCGCCTCATCATCCTGCGCACCCTGCACGAGCAGCCGGACGGGCGGCTGAACTCGGAGCTGCTGCGCCGCAGCCTCGACGTCTACGGCATCACGCAGACCCGCGACTGGGTGCACGAGGAGATGCGCTGGCTCGCCAACATGGGCGCCGTCAGCCTGCTGGAGGCCGGCACGGTGCTGGTCGCCTCGCTGCGCGCCAAGGGCAGCGACCATGTGGAGCGGCGCGCCGTCATCACCGGCGTCAAGCGCCCGTCGTCGGAGCCCTGACATGGCGCGCCGTCTCGGCCGCGGCCCGCTCAGCACAATCGACCGTCTGCCGGACTGGGCGGGACCGGCCGTCATCGATGCCAATGAGGCGCTGAAAGGCAACAAACTGACGCAGATCGAAATTCACGAAGCCTTCAACGCCCAATTGCGGGCGCTGGCCTTCGCTGAGGGCATCGTTAGCGACGTGCCGCAGATCTCGCGCAGCGCCTTCAATCGCCGCTCCATGCGGCTCGCCACCATCGGGCGGCGGCTCGCCGAAACCCGCGAGATCACCGCAGTGCTGGCCTCGCGGCTGGAGGACGGGGGGGACGAGCATCTGACGCTTACGCTCGCCGAGACCATCAAGACCATTGTTTTCGAGGCACTTGAAAACGCCGGCAGCATTGCGGCGTCTCCCATGGCCGCCGAGATGATGGCCAACTTCGCTTTGGCACTAAAAAGCGCCGAGCAGACCAAGGCCGTCGCCACCAAGACCCGCCAGGCGATCCAGGAGACCATCGCGGTCAAGGTGCCCGATGCGGTGGACCAGATGGTGCGCGAGAAGGGGCTGAGCAAGGAAACCGGCGACCAGATCAAGCGCATGGTGCTGGGGTTGGCGGATGCACGCTGAGGCAACCGCCATCCTCGCGCTCGCCGCGGAGGAGAACCGCCGGCCGAGCCGGGACGAATGGGCCGAGGTGCGGCGCCTGACGGGCAGGGCGACCGCGGAAGACTTCCGCGAGGCTCCGCTTCTGCTGGGCTACCAGCAGCGTCTGAACCGAGCGATCGAGACTTCCGACGTGGTGACTTGCGACAAGTCGCGGCGCACGGGCGCGACCTGGGGAGTGGCGGCCCATGCGGCCCTGACGTCCGGCTCCGCCCGTTCGGCCGGGGGCATGGATACCCTATACATGGGCACATCCAAAGACATGGCCATGGAGTTCATCGACGCCGCGGGTATGTGGGCGAAAGCGTTCGAGAAAGCCGCGGAGGCTGTGGAGGAAACGCTTTTCGATGACGGTTCGAAGGAGGGCATCCTCGCTTTCCGGGTCCGCTTTGCCAGCGGCTTCGAGGTGGTGGCGCTGTCCTCGCGACCGCGTAGCCTGCGCGGCCGGCAGGGTCTCGCCGTCATCGACGAGGCTGCCTTCGTCGATGACCTCAGCGAGCTGCTCAAGGCAGCCATGGCTTTCCTGATCTGGGGCGGCAAGGTGGTGGTGATCAGCACCCACAATGGCGACGCCAACCCCTTCAATCTGCTGGTGCGGGACACGCTCTCCGGCGAGACCGGCTACACCCATGTGCGCTTCGACCTCGACCAGGCGCTGCTCGACGGCCTCTACGAGCGGATCTGCCTGGTGGTGCCGAAGGAGCGGAAACTCGGACCATGGACGCCCGAGCGCGAGGCCGACTGGCGCGACAGCATCATCCAACGCTACCGCGAGAACGTCGATGAGGAGCTCTACTGCATTCCTTCGGCGGGCAGCGGCGTGTTCCTTCCTGCCTCCCTCATCGAAGCGCGCATGGACGCAGAGGCTCCCGTGGTGCGGCTGTCCTTTCCACCCGGCTTCGGCCAGCGCCCTGAGCCCGAGCGGCGGGCCGAGGTGGCAGCGTGGATCGAGCAGACGCTCCGGCCCGTGCTGGAAGAGCGTATTGACGTCCATCTTGTTCATGCCATCGGCCAGGACGTGGGCCGCTACCGGGACCTCTCCGTCATCTGGGTGCTGACGATCGAGCGCACCATGCGCCGGCGCACCGCCCTCGTCGTCGAGCTGGAGCGCGTGCCCTTCGCGCAGCAACAGCAGGTCCTGGGCGCCTGCGCCTCGGCGCTGCCGCGGCAGTATCCCGGCAACGTCGATGCTACCGGTCTGGGCGCCCAGATCGCCGAATGGTTCCGCGACACGCATGGCGGCGTCGAGGTGCGACTGAGCCAGGAGTGGTACCGCACCGAAATGCCGCCGCTGAAGAAGGCCTTCGAGGATGGCGACATCCTGATCCCCAAGGACGCGGACATCGCCAGCGACCTGCGCACTTTCAGGGTGCTGCGCGGGGTGGCGACGCTGCCCGCGCTGCGCACGAAGTCCGCCGGCGGTGTCCGACACGGCGACGCGGCCGTGGCGCTGGCGCTGGCCTATGCCGCGACCCGCAGCATCGCCGAGAGCTTCGGCTACCAGTCGGCCGGCAAACGCGCCGAACGCGACGATGGGCAGTCACTCGACCGCTGGCGGTTCGAGGCACGCGAAGAGCCCGCCGGGCGCCGCGATGGGCTTTGGTGAGGATCCCCGATGGCAACACTTCTCGGGCCTGACGGCCAGCCAATCCAGAAAACGGCTTTGACCCACGAGCAGGTGACGCCCGCCATGACGGGCGTGCGCCAGCTGTTCGATGAGGTCGTGGTCTCCGGCCTCACCCCGGCACGCCTGGCACAAATCATGCGGCAGGCCGCCGAAGGCGACATGCTGGAGTTCCTGACGCTGGCTGAGGAAATGGAAGAGCGCGAGTGGCAGTACCGCTCTGTGCTGAGCACGCGCAAGACTGCGATCAAGTCTATCGAGCCCTTCGTGCAGGCGGCGAGCGAGGACAAGGATGACGTCCGCATCGCGGACGAAGTGAAGGACGAGCTGGTGGATCGGCCCAACTTCCGCGAGCTGGTCGCCTCGCTGCTGGACGGGCTGGGCAAGGGCTACTCGGTGGTCGAACTTGTCTGGCGATTTACCGCCAGCCGGTGGTCCATCGATGAGATGCACTGGCGCGATCCGCGGCTGTTCGAGTTTGACCGCGACACCCGCTGCCAGCTGCGCATCCGCATGCAGACCGTGCCCGGCGGACTGCCTCTGGCGCCATTCAAGTTCGCGGTGCACATGCCGGCGCTCAAGAACGGCCTGCCGGCGCGCAACGGCCTTGCCCGCGTGGCGGCGTGGGGTTTCATGCTCAAGTCCTTCACCATGAAGGACTGGGCGGCATTTCTGGAGGTGCACGGCATGCCGCTGCGCCTTGGCAAGTACGGCCCGGAGAGCAGCGTCGAGGACCGTCGGGTGTTGTTGCGCGCCGTCCGCGAGCTGGGGTCGGACGCGGCCGCCATCATCCCGCGCGGCATGGAGATCGAGCTCGTCGAGACGAAGGGCTTCTCCGACAAGCCGTTCGAAGGCATGGCGTCGTACATCGACAAGGCCATCAGCAAGATCGTCATCGGGCAGACCATGACGGCCGACGACGGCTCGTCGAAGGCGCAGGCCGCCATCCACGACAAGGTGCGCATCGACATCAAGGAAGATGACGCGGTGGCGGTGGCGCTGACCATCAACCGGGACATCATCCGGCCGTGGGTCGATCTGAACCATGGGCCGAGGCAGCGGGGGCGCTACCCGCGTCTGGTGCTGCCAGTCATGGAGCGCGAGGACCTCGCCGCGTTCAGCCGTGCTGTGGGCGAGCTCGTCGACCGCGGGCTGGAGATCGAGCAGGCGGAGGTGCGCGACCGCATCGGCATGCGCGAGCCCGCCGTCAAGGCCAAACTCATGCGCCCGAAAACCTCGGGCGGCGGCCAGAGCTCCGGCAAGCGCGAGCGCTCCGACAAGCCACAGCCCTCTGAGGGCGACAGTGATCCCGAGGATGAGCCGGCCAGTCTGTCGCTGCGCCTAGAGCCCGGCCGCTGCCCCGGTTGCGGCACGGCCACGACAACCTTTTCGGCGGTCCGCGTCGACGATAACCCCGCGACGGATGAACTGGATCGCCTGGTCGACGAGGAACTTGGCCGCTTCGAACGGGTCATGGAACCTATTCGAGATGCCCTCGAAGAGGCCTTCACCGCCGCGACCAGCTTCGAGGATCTGGACGCGCGGCTGCTGGCGCTGGCGGCAGAGCTGCCCATGTCGGCGTTGGCCGAGCGCATCGGCATTCTGGGCCTCAAGGGCTACGGTCTCGGCAGGGCCGGCGAGAGCCTCGATGACTGAGCTGTTCGCCCGCGCGCCGGCCGAGGTGATCGAATACTTCGACCGGCGCGAAACGAAGGTCAGCTGGGGCTGGCGCGAACTCGCCGTCCATCAGCATGCAGTCGCCTTTACCGTGGCACGCACCGCCGGCTTCGACGTGATCGACGATCTGCGCGCTGCCGTGCGGCAGGCGGTGGTGGATAGGGTGCCGTTCGAGCAATTCCAGGCGGGGCTGGTGCCCACATTGCAGGCCAAGGGCTGGTGGGGAAAGCAGGTGGTGCCCGCCCCCGGTGGAGAAAAGGAGTTGGTGCAGCTCGGCTCCACGCGGCGGCTGCAGACGATCTACTGGGCTAACACCGCCTCGGCCCATGCCGCGGGCGAATGGGCGCGCACCCAAGCCGCCAAGGATGTGCTTCCGTACCTGCTCTATAAACGCTCCCTTTCGGAGCGCCGCCGCAGGGAGCACGAGGGCTGGGTGGGCATCTGCCTC